CTTGCCAATTATCACCACCTCATTATCCAAATATTTCATATTTATATAATTTTAAACTACGAAGTTTTCCGTAGTTAGGTTTTTAATCTTGCTATCTATAGCCAACCCCAGGGGCAAAGGATTCTAAGTCTTTCAACCTACTCCCATTTCGGGAACCCAGCCTTATCCTTCTCAAGTTGGCTTAAATCGAAAAGGCAAGCACTGGATTAACCTAATGCCTGCCTCAACGGAAGGGGGATACTGAAATATCAATGCGTATTTTACACATTTCTACATTTTAATTATATCATGCCTTTTTTTGATGTCAATACGGTACGGTGTGGTGTGGTGTGGTGCGGTGTGGTGTCATGTGGTGTGATGCGGTACTCATAAGTCCTGATTTTCTTTCGGGACGCATTCCCAAGTATACATCCATCCGTTTTTTTCTTTAATTCTCTTAAAATCATAATTTTGAAGAAATGCAAATATCTTATCAAGACAATAATAGCAATCCTCCGTCTTTTTGTTACAATCTAGACATATAAATGCTTTGCAAAACTCCATGCAGCCCTCCTGGAAATCTTCTTCGGTCATTCCTTCGTCTGGGTCAATATACGACCATAGCTGTTGTGCGATAAATCCACATTCTTTGTGGTTTTTCCATTCATATAGCTCGCCGCCATCTTTTAGTTTTGCATATTCATAAGATGTCCCCTTTTCTATTGTTCCATTGCAATATGAGCATGTATGATTTTTTCGTGCAACCTTATCTTTTCGCTCTAATATATCTGGCATATTTTTACCTTCTTTCTTTGCCTTTATACCTCAGGCAGTTCGATATATACAATGATAGCTTTTATCCATGGTAGTGCTTCGTAGGCTAAAAGAATTTCATCGTCTGTCATTTGGTCAAATTCATCTATAGATAAGATTTCCTCCATGAGCTCTGCCGGATCGTCATTGCCCATGTATGTTATCCTCTCTCCGACTATAAGATATTCTTCGATATTGGATTTTCCCCAGCTGCCGCCCCAATATGTAGGACAATCCTCCGCTGCAATCTCATATGATACCATTGGCAGTATTGGTAGTTCTGGATTATCCTTGATTAACTGTATAAACGAATTATCTTTCATATCTAAATCTCCTTTTATTCTTTGATTAATTAGCATTATGTAATTATCTCACCACAGTAAGCACATTCTTTTCCAACAAAGTATTTCTTGCTAAAACTCCAAGTCTCACACTCAGATCTATCTTCTTCTGTCATCGGTATATAACCATCTCTTAAACATTCGCCGTTAATATCATAATAATTTTCTTTGTACCTGATAATAATATGTTGCTTATCTGGCGAAATATAAAATTCACTGAGAGGGTAATAGAGATTCACAAATTTTGCAAACTTGTAACAGGCTCCCTGTGTACATATTGTTTTTACCTCTGGATCAATATTACGAACACTTTCGATAAATTTATCAATACTTACCATATTTCCCTCCATAGTATTTAATTTAATTCATCAATCTTCTTACGTATTAAATATTGCTCATTTTCATAATATTCTGCTATGAATTGTAGAATACGCTTCGCATCATCCTGGGGTATTACTACCGTATTTATAGAAAATTTCTTATTATTCTTGCAATTCAAACTTAATTCTGATGCAATATTATCTCTTTGTTCGACAATATTTCTGTGCGTTTTATTTATTTTTTCCAAGTCTGATATAAGCTGACTTGCTCTTAATTCCTTGTCAAATTCCATTTTTCCATCCTTTCCCGGTATCCAGCCGTTATTTTTTAATCTACGATAGTAAGACCATCAGCCGCATAGCACCCTTTATAACCTGTTAGCCACACGCACATTGTACCGCTTACATTCTGCGGTTCTGTCCTAACCACAAATGTCATTTCTTTATATATTTCAGAAACATAATATTTATCGTTCATAATTACCCTATCTCCTGGTTTTAACATTTTTTTCCTCCATTAAATTATTATTTTACTTATATCCCATTCCTTCATATTTCAAAAATCTTTCTCCGTTTTGCTTACCGCATTTAGTACATACTCTTATATTTGACTCACCAGAAATTACAACAAGTTGAGAATTTGAAGGCTTTTGGAACCATCGATAATTATGTTTGCATAACAATTGTTGAAACCAGTTTTTTCTTGTTATTTTCATGATTCTCCTTTCACAAAATAAGCTTCTTCTTTGTTAATAAACAGTTGTGTATCTTCATAATCTTTATCGCTTGGATTAAGCTTCCCTAAGATAACACCGTCTGAAATACGTAATGATACGGATTCCTTGCTATATTTTTTACACCACGCATACAGAAGTTCACCTATGTCAATTAACTCTTCTTTCATGGCATTTTTTGACTGACAATCAAGTACAGCGTCTAATATTTCTAAAAGCGTCAGATACCTTTGCCGACACATCCTTGTTTTTTCATCAAGTGTACCGTACCTTAATTCTGCACAATCTAACACAACTTTTGCAAACTCTGCCTTTGCCCGAATAGTATCAATTATTTCATCCATATTTGTCTGCTTTCTCCCCGGATGTCGCCGGGGACGGTTGATTTATAAATAACTCATTTCTATGTCTGCAATAGCCCTAAATACTGGGTAGAACTGTTGAGGTACTACGGCGTTACCTAGACACTTATTTCTGTCCATCGCTCCGGAAAACCCATCATCGCTTCTACAAATAAGGGGTTTAATAAGTTTTGTCCCTCCCATTGGTAGTACTGTAATAATTCCTTCTCGTTGTTTAATCCACTTCCTATCATGGCTCCAGAATCCCGGTGTTTTATTCCGTTCTGTTTCTTCTTCGCACTTCCGGGAGAATATCCTTTCTCCAGATTTGCCGTTGGAGTTGGTAAGAGTTTCAAGGTTCTTGTCAATCCCAGGCTTCCATTCGTTCCTTGTTGATTGAATTTTCTCATTTTCCCACTCTTTGTCATTTTGAAAGTGTCGTTCTTCCCAATTACTGCTCCGACCGTTGCATCGCTCGCTAACGGCGTGGGCAATAATTGCAATACGCTCTCTGGCGTGAATTGCTCCGACATCGGCAGCTCTGTAACAACACCATCCAACATCATACCCCAGGTCGGAAAAATCTCTGAGTATTCCTCGAAAAAACCCTCCAGATTCGCTTGAAAGTAATCCCCGTACATTTTCAGCCACAACCCATTTTGGTCTAATTTCGCTAACGATTCGCCGGTACTCCGGCCATAGATCACGTTCATCACAAGACGCTTTACGGCTTCCTGCAACGCTGTGAGGCTGGCAGGGGAAGCCCCCTGAAATGCATGTAAGTTCTCCTTGTCTGATTCCTGTTCGTCGAATAAACTCATCTGCTGATAATCCATGTATGTCCCTCCATCTTGGAACGTCTGGCCAATGTTTTTCTAATATTCTAGTTGGATAGTCTGCAAATTCACACTGACCAACTGTTCTGAATCCAGCCCACTCTGCTGCAATATCCAATCCTCCAATACCTGAAAATATTGACAGATGTGTTAATTCCTTATTTGTCATGGCCTTTGATTCCTTTCCTGTTTTCAGTTAATTATTTTTAAAATACACGCATTCCAACCCCTAGTAAAAGCTTCTTGTTCTTTGTTACATGGTATGATCGCTTCCGGCAACTCGCGCAAAGGACAATTATCAAGCTTGTTAAGTCTATCATTGATTTTTGACGTCCTATAAGGTAGTACGCTACATCTGCTCACTGGTTCATAGTTGATAAATCTGCACAATTCGCAACAATCCGGAGTTTCTACTAATAATACTGATATACTCATTCCTTTTCTCCTCCATTCATCCAATCACAATATTTTCTATTGCCGTCAGCCTTCTCCTTGATATTCTATCGCGACACAATCCAATTCTTTCGGATATTTCTTTGTCTTGTAATCCATCTATATATTTCATTTCTAAGATTAAAATATCCGTCTGGTCTGTTAACGAGTGAATAGCATCTTTTATTTCTTCAAGTTTTTTAAAGCATTCTTCTCGATCAGTTTCATATTCGTCAAGCTTTGCGGCATATAAGGATAAATCTTTTACATCATATCCTTTGCCGGTCCCTCCCGATGGAGATGAGGGACTCATTTCTTTGGTCCGTAACTTTTCGATTTCCTCATCAAGCCTTTTAATCCTTTTGATGATTGATTTGTAATTATTTAAAAATTCTTTTTTACTTTCAAAATCCACATTATCTGTCATATAGCGGCTACTCTCCTTCTAAAAATATCATAAACATGTTCCTCGCCTTTGTATGCATAATGTCGTCCTGCGGTATTACTCTCTGCATGTCCTAAGTATTCTCCGGCCTCTTCCGTGCTGCCTCCGCGCTTAATGATATTTGTGGCTGTAGTTTTTCTGATCAAGTGAGGATATACATTAATATCCATCCCGGCCCGGCGTGCAATAGCTTTAATCGCGCTGTATATGCCACATCGTTGCAATGGATTTACTGATCCGTTGCTGATAAATAGAGGTTCCTTACTTGATTGTGTTATTCCTCTCTCTTGCAAGTATCTGTTAAGATAATCTCTTGCAACGCGGTCTATGCATACTGTCCGATACCTATCAGATTTTTGACCAAATATTATGATCTTTCCATCACTCCAATCAACATCACATACACGGACCGCCGGTACCTCGCCGTCTCTCATAGCTGTACAGCGTAAAAATTCTAACAACGCCCGGTCCTTGGTTTTATTGCATCCTGTCTTGAGCTGCTCCCATTGCTCGGCTTCTAAGTGCTCGATCTGCTTAACTGATTCTTTATAATTATCAATGTTTTCAACCGGATTTTTGATTATTAAATCCTCCCTTCTCATCCAAGTAAAAAATGCAGATAAGCACCGTTTGCAATTATTAACGCTCACATTACTGTTTCCACGTTTTTTGTATTGATAAAGATAACGTTCAACATCGTCCTTTTTTATTAATATCAGAGGTTTCGAGCTCATATCTATTAAATTATTAATATGTATCATGTATTGATCTACTGTATTCTCAGACAATTTTGGAGCCTTTTTAACCATGAACAGTTGAATAATGTATTCATTCGTATTATCAATTGTTGCAAGGCTTGTTTTCTCCTCTATCATGTCTATACCATACATTACTTGTGCCATTATTCCCGACAATATCGCTATCGTTTGTGATGTTACATGTACTCTCATTGCAACTAATACATCATTAATTACTCTGTCCTTAATTGTCATTTTCTCAGATCCTCCGTAGTTTTTTATTAAAATATCATACCTGTTGTATCGCTTAATTAATTTTTATCACATTATTTAAATCCTTTTCTCTTGCCTGATCGCCCTGCATCTTATGCCATGCAGTTATTTTCATAAGTGCATAATTTGGAAATGTTTTATTTTTCAGGTGTTCTTTTTCTGCATCGTGTAGTCCAATCAACATTTTTTTCTTAGAAAGGGTACCCTTTATCGCTGGCCAGCAAAAGCTCCTTTCTTTTTTGTTAATCCATTATTCTTGGAAATACTTCTTCAATATCTTCTTCTTCAAATATTTCCGTTAAATCTATCACAATTCTATACTCACATATTCCACAATTTCCAATAGTACAATATTCCGTATGATTTAATATTTTTGTTTCACTCAAGAAATCAGGTAGAAGATGAAAAGGTATCCACAGCATAAATCTGCTCCATTTGTGCCCTTGCCAGTCATACTCTAGTCCATGTGTTTCTATAAAATTTTTTATATTTATCATAGTTATCCTCCATTGCTTAATGTAATTATTTTCTTACCTTTTGCCTGTGCATATCCATATTCTATACAGGCTCCTTTGGATTTTTCCCACCCTGGCATCATATAGATCGCATCCGCAATGTCCAGCATTGTATAATCCATCTTCATGTATTCCCAGTATGTAGTACTTTCCGGGAGACTCGCATTTACAAGTGCCGGATTGATGGTTTCATATCCCTGTGCTTTCAATGTTTCTGCTACCTCCCAGAATATGATTTCATAGTCCGGTACTCCGGTCATAGGTCCGCTTATATAAACTTTCATATGTTTTCCTCCATTAAAATTTAATTTTACTTACTAAAGCAGCGCTTTTAGCTTCTTCTTCAGTAAGGAAGAGGGTTCTACCAAATGCAGTAATTGGAGCAGATAATTCAATTACACTACTTGCATATTGGATATAAGCACAGTCTTGGGAATAATCCTCTTCATACTTATAATCATCCTCATCCATCATTCTACCTATCCGATATCCTATTACCAATTGTGGATGGGTAGGAAAATGTTTATTATATATAATTCCACCAATTGCTACTGGCAATTCTAAAAGAAATGCTTTGTTTTCCATCGTTTATTCCTCGCTTTCTCGGCTCTGTAGCAATATCTGCAATACTGTTTCATGTCCGTTCCCTTTCTTCCCAACATTCGCAAGTTTCGTTGTACATTGTGTATTCTCCCTCTGCATCCGATTCTGTGCAGATACACATAAATTCTGGCCCATTATCCCATATATGATATTGGCAGGTTCCGCAGCATTTTTTATCACTCATACAATTTCCATCTCCTTTTTCTTCAAGTTTCGTTCACTAAAATACTTTGACCTGTCATGTGTCGCGGCATATTGTCTGTTATATTCCCGTTTTTTCTCAGGATTTTGATTGTATTTTTCTCTCATGGCAGCACATATTTTTTCCCTGTTGAGATCGTAATACTTCTTCCGGTACTTCCGTTCTGATTCAGATGTTATGTATTCCGTTTTCAATTCTCTAACAGCTCCTTTTCTAATTGGTCAAAATCATATTGATTCTGACTAAATTGATTAAAATTGTTCTTTTTTAAATCCTTGTTGGCAGGAGATTTTGGTTTTACATATTTCCCTGGAAGAAAGGTTTCAAAAAAGCAATCCTTGAAAAAATTATCTGAACGCCTTACAAGCATTCCGGTGATATCACAAGATTCTGCATAGTTTTTAACAGCTCCAATCAATTCCTCCTCTGTAACACTTCCCGTTAATAGCACATCTATATAAGCATGTTCCGTACTGTTTCTAGGATTTCCGTATTGATTTTCTGGATACAACAACAGAAAATCCTCAAACCGTTCCACGGGGGATATAGGGGGTATAATATTTTGTATTGTTTTGTTTATTAATGGGTTCATATTGTGGTACAGGTTGTGGTTCACATTGTGGTCGTTTTGTGGTTCAGATTGTGGTACATTTTTGGTAGTGCTTTGTACCACAATGCTAATCATTTGATAAGCCGCCGAACTGCAGCCACCTCTGGAACGCCATTTTATATAACCGTCTTGTTCCAGTTTATTTCTAGCTCTCTTTATTGCTTGTGCATTTAATCCCGATTTCAGCACCAGGACTGATACAGCTACCGTAAACTCTTGTTGCCAACCTGTTTTATTTGCTATGGACATTAACGCATGCCATAAGGCAATGGCAGGTGAGGGCAACGGATTTAGTTCGAGCCGATCGTAAAATGCTTTTATCTCCAATAAATAATTCATTTATCACCGCCCATTATCTAATCATTGTTACCTCGTATTTGCTCTATCGATTGCGGCACCAACCGGTACCGCACCGACATGGCTTGTGTGATATATTATGTACATGAACGGTTTCTTTTTGTTTTACCAAGGTGTTTCAACCTAAATAATTTTTTCCATACCGTTTCATAAACTCTTCCTTAGAACCGTATTTTTTCATCCAGATCATTTGAGCTATTCCTTTTAATTTGCTTGATGTTATAGCATCATGATGAACTGACATTTTTCCATTACGATGGCACTTATTACCGCATAAATGGACTTTCATTCCGTCTTTTTCGGATAGTTTTCGGTTTGCTCCACCAAATACATGATGCTCCTCTAAGTGGTCATATGATCCATTAGCGCCGCACATGAAGCACTTAGTATAATCATCTTGAATAATACTTTTAGCCATCAGATTCACCTTCTTCCACTATAATTACTTCAATTCGAGGATTATGACTATCAACAAAAAAGTTATCAGAAAAACCAGTAATACAATTCCATCCGTCATTTTTTAAAATCCCACATTTTACCAAAGAATCTTGAATAAATTTGTGTGCTACACCTGCTATGTTATCCAGATCGCGCTTTTTATTAGGTTCATGGTAACTATAATGGATATGTACAGGTTTTTCGATTTTGAGTCTTTTAAGTTGCATTCTGGCAGCATTGGAAATAATCATTTGGTACTCCTGTTTCATTTCATTTCCACTACTGCATATTTGCTTTCCTCTCCGATGAAAATTCCGTTCCTGCTTAAGATAATCATTCAATCCCGGAAGAGTACCTTTAATAATAAATTTATACTCCATCACACTGCCCCCAATAACTCACTTGACCAAATAGATTGTGTTAATACTTTTGTATGTTTGCAGTAATCACACATTTCACAACGTAATGGGTCAATTTCTCCATTTTTCAATGCAATAATTTTGGGAACATTTTTTTCTACTTCAGACAGAGCTTCGTCCATTAACTGTTGTTCAATCTGAATCACTTCAATATCTGGAAATTCTTCTTTGGAGGCAGCTGCAATTTTGACAGGAAGCAAATGGCCAGTATTTATTTCAACAACCTTCTGATATATTGCCGCCTGTATGTCATACCCCCAATACCGAATAAATTCCATGTGACCAAAATCCTTAGTATAATGAGTATCATGTAAGCTTTTCATGCATTTAAGATCAACTATCAGTTTTCCAGGAAAATAACTATCCATTTTTATTTTCCATAACGCTCCAAATAATTCAGCTGTCATGATTACTTGTTTTTCTCCTGCCATATGCAGCATAAAATATTCATCTCGTTCAATGCGGTTAATAACTTCTTCCGCTCTTTTGTACTCCGCTCTAAGAGCGCCACTGCTTTTAGTAAATATTTCGGGGTTTTTTGCTTTAAATAAATCCAGCGTTCCCTCAAAATGTGCGTCCACATACGAGCCGACAAGAAGAGGAGTTGTCTTTTTCTGCTCCCAGTTATTATTTAATTTTGCAATTGCCTCTGCCTCGCATCCTAATCGACCAAGACATCCAATAAAGTTTTTATACTGAGAAACCGAAAGATATTCTTTGTTAGCTTCTTCTAAAAAATAATTTTCTTGCGTTAATATCATTGAAAAATCTCCTCTGCTTCCTGCATGATAGAATCTTGACTTGTTATTTTAAATGGCTCAGCTGGTGCTATACGTTCTGGTCTTGAAATATCCTCAACCTCACCCTCAACATGTATACCCATGAGCGCATTCGGAATATGCACACGGGCAAAGAATGCAGAGGCCCTATAGGCAAGCATTTGTTCCGGCATTGTTTTCCATTTAGAACCAGATTTTCCATACCATCCTTCCTCTTTTGCCATCTTAATTGTTATTTCTGTGCCATTTACAGTTTCGCCATCCTCTATTCGGATAGCTTGTACATAGCATCCCCATGTATCAGTTCCTTTTTCTCCCGTGTATACATGCTTTACATTGCGATATTTTCCACTACCAGTGATCAGTGACATACAGGCTTGTCCGCTCCATGACGGTCTACCTTGTACAACATATAGGTTTTGCATGACAAAAATTGGATTTACACCCATGCGATTAGCCATTTCTACTGCAATTGCACAATCCATAGGCTTTCCCTGATATTCCTTTGGGACTAATGCGGATATGGCAAACATTTTACCCATATCATATAATTCCTTAAAGTTTGCCATGCTGGAAAAGTCCGCATTCAATCCTTGCAATGAAGTATTATGTAATAATTCTTGGTTATCGGCTTGTCTAATAATTTCAGTTTCCATTTTTTCCTCCTATAATTCTACAACAGTTAAGTCTTCTGAATCATCCGTTCGGGTTGCGATAAACTGCAGTCCGTTATCCTTGCATTTTTCGTATATCCGATTACGTAATTTTGTAGATAATTTTTCCACTCCATCAATAAGAATAATCTGTAATCCCTTTGAATTTTGAATGGATACATCAATACATAAGTCAAGCTTTTGACCATCCGAAAGGTTTGACACCGGAAGTCCCTTGATAAGAGGAACGCCATCTTTTATGCTAAGGTCCTTAATTGGTATCGTTGCGGTTTCCAAAATTTCTCCTGGGAGAGTCCTGGCCTTTTCTATTTTGATTGTTAATTCCTTTGATTCTTTTTGTAATTCAGAGACTGCTTCTTGAAGATTAAGCATCCGGTTATATTCATTTACATAACCCTTCATTTCTTCTACGAGTTCTGCCTTTGCGGTTAGTTCAGAAAGATCTTTTATTTCCTGATCGATATATTCTTTGTATGATTCGATCTCTGCTTCAAATGTCGCAATATCAGCCTTATATTTCTGCTCAATCACTTCCAATTTATCAGCTTTTTTATCGCAAAGACCATCACGTTCTACTTCTAAAGCCTTAATTTGTTCGGTTAATTTTATAACTTCTTTTGCAATTTGATTGGTTCTAACATCCATTTCTTTATCCAGGGCGGCTATGGAAATTTCTTTATCAGCTTCAAACTTTCTGATTTTATTATTGCGATTATCAGCCATTTGCTTAGCCCGTTCTATCATTTCATTTTCTTTTCTGATAGTTTCAATTTCCTTGTATAATGTAGATAAGTTTTCACTTTCCCATTTATTTACATCATACCCAGCTGGAATACCTTCGGCTATTTCTTCGATGAAAGCCGTTCTGTTCCTAATATCCCTATTAATGTCCTGTCTTTTCCTAAAATAATAACCATTTTCAGACTGGATATCATTGAGGACCGATAGAATGTTTTGATCATATGATACATCCGGCGGTATTTCCCCAAACTGCTCCTTAATCCACCCCATATCCCAATCAAATTCAATCATGTTCAATATAATGCGATTCTGTTGTTTTTTATCCATCTGCATAAATTCAATTGGATTCAGCTGCAATTCAGTAAATATATCTTTTAAAAATGTTTCCGGACTACTTACTTCAATACCATTCCGCTTAATGCTTTTGTAATCAGCTTGATTAATACGAGATTTCCTATTAATCCTGAGACCTGTATCAGTCTCAATAATAATTTCGCCTTCTGTTTCACCATTACGAACTATGTAATCTCTACTTGACTTATTGGTAAGAGCGAATCTAATTGCATCAATGACAGATGTTTTTCCAACTCCATTCTCACCAGCCAACTCAACGCTATTTCCATCGGATTCATATTCCGTGATCCCAAAAAGGTTCTTGATTTTAAGCTTTACTATTTTCAATATGCCGTCCCTCCTAATATATATTGTCCGTCTGCCCGTTCAACAACATTTCGGGCAAGCATCTTCTGATTCCATTCTTTTCTAATTTCCAATGATCTTTCTTTTTCATGACAGGTATCGCAAATTCCGCCATGTAGTTCTCCGGCATCAACCCGGCTGTCACATACCTTACAAATATAACGATGCATTGATTAATCTCCCTTC